CCCAGGTGAGCTGACCAACAGGCCAGACACCTTAAAGAGACCATGGTGCCCTCCTTCCTAAAAGGAAAGAGGACAACACCAGGATCTCCCCCCAGGGCTTACGCCCCGCTGCGTCCTATTACAAGGCGCAGTGCATGGAACACTCCTGGTACCTACCAGGTTGTGTTCCATCCCAGTCTGATGTCGACGGACCGGGGACGTCCTGCACGTCTCAAATGGTCCTCATTTACATTGGACGCAAAGAGGTGTGACAATCGATACGCAAAACGCGGATCGTCGTACACATCCTCGCGGCCTCTGCTCATGAGAAAACACTTGAGCAGGGCACCTGATCCCTCCAGGGTGTCCAGAGGGAGCTTGGTACTCACTTGCCAGCCCTTAACTTCGGGCCTATGCAAGGAGTGTGAATAACGTCGATCCTGGAACAACCTAGCTCCAGGAAGAACGGATTCACGCCCAAGCAAGGGTGAAGACGGGTCGACTACCGGATAGTACTTTAGTACTTTCCGGATCTTCTCGTCCAGCCACAGGCAGGTTGTCCAGTAACCTTCTTGGTAAAGGAGGTTACGAAGGGCAACCGTGGCTATAACACCCTCGACGTGCCGCCTGTTAGTCGGGAGTACCTGACGCACCTTGACGATTGACACGTCTTGGCCGTCATAATACTCCTTTCCACAAGACTCCCGGAACTTACCGTTCCAGAAGCTCTTGCGTCGATTCACTTTAGCTCCAAAGAGCTCCAGTGAATCAATAACGGCGGGCACAAATTCTACAGGGACGATAATATCGTCTCCGTAGACACGCACCTTCCCCCGCATTCGTTTTACTAATGCAGGGGAAGTCTGTGTGTTAAGCGCTTTCTCTATCCCGAGGAAGATGAGGGTCAGAAAGACCATCTCTTCAATCGGGAAGGTTAGCGCTGAACCCATAGACGCGAATTTGGCCAAGTTTTTGATAACTTGACCATCAACGACAGCGCTCCTTGAGCGACACGCTTGAATGGCTTTACGCATTTTGCCAGACGAGTGTGTCATCTCAAGTACTAGCTGATTCGAGACCCTATCGGAAGCTTCGCTAAGGTCTAGCGTCGCAAGTTCACCGTTAAGTGAACCCCGCATGGCCATTCGCTGGTTAGGCGTCTGGTCATCCGATCCGAGAAAGGAACCGAGATGAAAATCCCGGATTCCCTCGAGAAGGATCGGCAGGAGAGACTGCTGTGCGTATTGCATAGCCGTCGGCTCCACGCCGATGATTCTCGGGGTCTTGAGCGTCTTAGGAACCGAAATC